AAAGGCGGTACAGGTTTAACTACTATTGGAACTGCAAACCAAGTTCTTGCAGTTAATGGAGCTGGAACTGCTTTAGAATATCAAACTCCAACTACTGGAGATATTACAGGAGTTACAGCAGGATCTGGTTTAACAGGTGGTGGATCATCAGGTGATGTTACTTTAAACGTTGGTGCTGGAAACTTAATAGACGTTCAAGCAGATCAAATAGATGTTGATTTATCTGAACTAACTACATCTACTTCAGATACTGACGGAGATTTTTTTGTTGTAGTAGATAGTGCAAACGCACAGAAAAAATTAACAAAAGCTAATATTGCCATTTCAGGATTCAATAATGACAGTGGATTTACTACAAATACAGGTACAGTTACTTCTGTTTCTGGTGGAAACGGATTAACAGGATCCGTTACAACATCAGGTTCATTAGCCGTTGGCGCAGGAACTGGTATTGATGTTGCAGCAGATGCAATTTCTGTTGATGTATCAGACTTCATGTCTAATGGTTCTAATAACAGAGTTTTAACTGCAACTGGTACAGATGCCATGAATGCAGAAGCTAATTTAACTTTTGATGGTTCTACTTTAGATGTAAGTGGAGATTTAATGTTAGATACTTCAGATGCAACATTAAGAATTAAAGGTGGTGGAGGTGGAACAGAAGGTAAAATAGCTTTTACTTTTAATACTGATAGTACTGAATACGGAACTTTATCACTTCCATATGACACTAGAGCCACAACAGGAATGCTACTTCAAAGTAATAATTATCCAATTACTGTAGATGGTCAATCTGGAATTAACCTTGATTTTAATGGTTCTACTAAATTAGAAGTTAAAACATCAAGTGTTGATGTTACTGCTAATTTAGTTCCTGGAGCCAATGACACTTATGACTTAGGTGCATCAGGTAATGTTTGGAGAAACATATACACAGGAGACTTACATTTATCTAATGAAGGAAAATCTGAAGGTAATGCTGTTGATGGCACTAAAGGTAATTGGACTATTCAAGAGGGTGCTGAAGATTTATATATTTTAAATAATAAAACAGGTAAGAAATACAAATTTAAATTAGAGGAAATGTAATGAAATTTAATTTTGATAAAAAAGAATACGATACAGAAAAATTATCTTCGCAAGGAAAACTTTGTGTAGAAAAATTACAAAATATTGGTGTTCAAAAACAACAAATTTCAATGCAGTTAAATGATTTAACAGTATTGCAAGCACATTATTCTGAATTATTAAGAAAAGAATTACCTCAAGAAGAAGTAAAAGAAAACAAAACAGGAGCCTAGAATATGGCTTTTGGAATAACTACATTTGCAGAAAGTCCTTTTGCAGCTACAGGTTCAACCAGTGTTAATGTACAAGTAACCGGTCAAGAACTTACTATACAAGAAACATCTCCAAATATTGTTATTGATGTAAATGTTTCTTTAACTGGTCAAGACATAACTATTACAGAAGGCAATGTTGATATCTTTGCTGGGGTTGTTGCATTCCCAACAGGTGAAGCTTTATCGGCTAATTTAGGTTCAGTTACTACAACTGCTAATGCAGATGTTGATATTACTGGTCAAGAATTAACTGCTACAGAAGGAACATTAACATTAGATGCAAATACTATAGCAAGTCCTACAGGTGAGTTATTATCTTTAGCTGAAGGAAGTTTATCTATTACAGCTAATGCAGATGTTAATATTACTGGTCAAGAATTGACTATGCAAGAAAACGCTCCAGATGTTACTGGAGATGCAAATATTTCTTTAACCGGTTTTGCTTTACCCGCTTCTCTTGGAACAGCTGTTTTAGATGCAAATAGTTTAATTGATATAACGGGTCAAGAATTGACTATGCAAGAAGGTACTGCTACTGCAGATGATGCAAGTGCTGAAATTACAGGACTTTCTATGTCTATGTCATTAGGAAGTGTTAAAAATGTAATGTGGAGTGAAGTAAATACAGGAACAATCTCACCATGGACGGAAGTTGACACTGCAGCATAAATGAAATATTGTAATAAAATTTAAGGAATCTAAAATATGCCGAATACTACATCGACAAGTTTAAAACTAACCGTACAAGCAACTGGTGAAAACTCAGGAACTTGGGGTGCTTTTACTAATACTAATTTACTTATTTTAGAACAAGCAATTGGTGGTTATGATGCTGTTGGAGTTACTTCAGGTGCAACTTTAACTTTTTCAAATGGAGTATTATCCAATGGTAAAAATCAAATTATAAAATTAACAGGAACTATTGCATCAAATGTTGATGTAGTTATTCCAGATAATATTGAAAAAACGTACTTAGTTGAAAATGCAACTAGTGGAGCATTTACGGTTACATTTAAAACTTCTTCTGGAACTGGAGTTACTTGGAGCACTACAGATAAAACAACTAAATTAATTTATTCTGATGGAACCAATGTTGTTGATTCAGGATTTGTAGATAATCCGATTACAGAACTTGTTCAAGATACCTCTCCACAATTGGGTGCAGATTTAGATACTAATTCATTTGATATTTTATTTGATGATGCAAAAGGAATTAGAGATGATTCCGATAATGAACAATTAATTTTCCAAAAAAATACTACTGCAGTTAATTATTTTGAAATGACTAATGCTGCAACGGGTAATAATCCTGCATTATCAGTAGCAGGAGATGATACTAATGTTGGATTAAATATTGCTACAAAAGGAAGTGGTAGTGTTTCAGTTGCAGCTAATGTATCTGTTACAGGTAATTTAATTCCAGGTGCAGATGATACTTACGATCTTGGGACTTCTACTGCAGTATGGCAAAATATTTATACTGGTGACTTGCATTTATCCAATAAAGCTAAAAGCGAAGGTAATAGTGTTGATGGAACTAAAGGCAACTGGACCCTTCAAGAAGGTGAAAATGATATATACATGATTAATAATATATCAGGAGAAAAATTTAAAATTAAAATGGAAAAGGTTTAATCATGGGAATTATATCCAATGGAACTACAATTTTAGATAATGGAGCTTTTTCAGTTGGTCTAGGTTCAATGGTTTTATTATCTGAACAAACTGCAAGTGGTGCATCATCAGTAGAATTTACAAGTGGAATAGATAGCACTTATCCTATTTATAGAATTGATGTTATTAATGCACATGGTTCTGCTAATGATAAAAATTTTCAAATAAATTTTAGTTCAGATGGTGGTTCAAACTATAATGTAACCAAAACAACAACAGGATTTGTAGCAGAACATGGAGAAGATGGTAATCCTAGTGGTTCACTTTTTTATAATACTTTTTTAGATTTAGCACAATCAACAGGAAATCAAACTCTAGGTTATAATGGTGGTACTGATAGTGGAGATTCAACAAGTGGTACTATTTATTTATTCAATCCTAGTAGCACAACATTCGTTAAGCACTTCATAAGTCATACAAATATAAGAGATTACACAAATGATTGCAGAACTTTATTTGTTGCTGGATATTTAAACACAACTTCAGCAGTTGATGCAGTAAGGTTCACATTTATTTCTTCTAATGTAGATGATGGAATATTTAAATTATATGGAATACAGGATTCATAATGACAGTTGTATCAAATGGAACAGATTTAATTAATAATGGTGCTTTAGATCCAGCAGTACCAAGCGGTAAATTAACATTACTTTCAACTTTAACCGCAAGTGGTTCAAGTACATTATCTTTTACATCTGGGATAGATTCTACTTATGATTTGTATATGTTCCAATATACTGAAATACACCCATCAACTACAACTGATTTCGCTTTTAACATGAGTACAGATGGTGGTTCTAATTACAATGTTACTAAAACATCAACTTATTTTTCAGCTTACCACACTGGTGGAACTTCTAATTTAGGCTATAGAACAACACTTGATTTAGCTGAAGGAACAGGATTTCAAGTTCTTACAGAAATACAAACTACAGCTACTTATTCTACAGAGGGGTATCTTTTTCTGTATAATCCTTCATCAACGACTTTTTATAAACACTTTATAGCAAGAGGACATGATATTTATTCTTCATATGCAGAAGATAGATATACATCTGGATACGGAAGCACCACAAGTGCGGTTGATGCAGTTCAGTTCAAAATGTTATCAGGTACATTTGATGGTACAATAAAACTATATGGAGTTGGATAATGGGTTTAATTAGTAATGGTTCAACAATATTCGACAATGGTGCTATGGCATCTGGATTTGGTGGAAATTTAATCTTTATTTCAAAAACAACAGCATCAGCATCTTCTACTGTTAGTATTACATCTGGTATTGATAGTACCTATGATAGTTATTTAATTTACCTAGTAAATATGCACCCAACAAGTAATGATATTACTTTTCAATTTCAAGTAAGTACCGATGGAGGTTCTTCTTATGGTGTATCAATGACAACTACTGCTTTTAGAGCAACACATGGAGAAGATGGTTCATCAGGTGGTTTAAGCTATTTAACAGGTGCAGATTTATCTAACAGTACATCATTTCAACAATTGGCGGGTAGTGTCGGAAGCGATAATGATCAAGGTGTTAGTGGATTTATTCAATTATTTTCACCGTCTTCAACTACTTTTGTTAAACATTTTATAACAAATATAAACTCTACTGCACACAGTAATAGAACAAATAATGAATATCAATCAGGATATATTAACACAACCTCCGCTGTGGACGCAATGCAATTTAAATTTTCATCTGGTAATATAGGTAGTGGAGATATTTACCTTTTTGGTATTGCTTAATAACTATGACTAGACATAACAATATAAATGGAGTATAAATAATTATGGCAAGACATCACTTAATAAATGGGAACATAGTTCCTTTTACAGCAGAAGAAGAAGCACAAAGAGATGCTGAAGAATTAGCTTGGACTAATGGTGCATTTGATAGAGCTATGGCAGATTTAAGACAAAGAAGAGATGCTATGTTAAAATCTTGTGATTGGGTAATGTTATCGGATTCACCAATAGCTGATAAAACTGCTTGGGAAACTTATAGACAAGCATTAAGAGATATTACAAACGGTTTAACGACTGTTGATCAAGTTAATGCTGTTACATGGCCAACTAAGCCATAAGAATCTTGATATAAATTTCAATATAGTATACTTTATCATCAGGATAAAACTATGCTACAAAAACTTAATTTCAAACCCGGATTCAATAAACAAGTAACCGATTCAGGTGCTGAATCTCAATGGGTAGATGGAGATTTTGTTAGATTTCGATATGGCTTACCTGAAAAAATAGGTGGCTGGTCACAACTCAGTAAAACCAATCAAACGATACCAGGAGCAGCACGTGCTCAACATGCATTTGAATCCTTAGCCGGTGAAAAGTATGTAGCAATTGGAAGCTCGCAAGGTTTATTTGTATATTACTCAGATACTATTTATGATATTACTCCATTAGACGCAGGAATTACTGGAGCTGATTTTGATACAACAACCGGTTCACCAACGGTTACTGTCAATAAAGCAACACACAATTTAGAAAATGGAAGGTATGTCACCTTTTCTTCAGTTACTGTTCCAACTGGATCAGGTTATGCAACGTCTGATTTTGAAGATAATACATTCGAAATAAAAAATGTAACTACCAATACTTTTGATATTACGATGCCAACCAATTCAGCAGGTACAACATCTGGAACTGGATCTGCTCAAATTGATCCCTATGTATTTGTGGGACCTACTATTGAGACTGCAGGGTTTGGTTGGGGGACATCGACTTGGAGCGCTGAAACATGGGGTACACCAAGATCTACTAGTAATGTGATTCTAGATCCAGGAAACTGGAGTCTTGATAACTTTGGTCAAATATTAATTGCAACCATTCATAATGGTAAAACATTTACTTGGAATGCCGGAGCTGCTGGTGCAAGAGATATTCGAGCAACAACTATGTCAGGTGCACCTACCGCATCAAGATTAACACAAGTCTCTGATAGAGATAGACATGTATTTCATTTTGGAACAGAAACAACAATCGGTGATACATCGACTCAGGATCCAATGTTTATCCGATTTTCAAATCAAGAAGATTATAATACCTATACCCCAACTGCAACCAATACCGCAGGGACCTTTAGACTCGATAAAGGAAACGTGATTGTTGGAGCAGTATCTGGTAAAGATTACACATTAGTATTAACCGATTCATCTGCTTATGTTATTCAATTCGTTGGTCCACCATTTACCTTTTCAGTTAGACAGGTAGGTACCAATTGCGGATTAATTGCTCAACACGCTTTAAGTTATTCAAATGGGGTTGTGTTTTGGATGTCTGGTGAAGGTGGATTTTTTATGTTTGATGGTACCGTTAAAGCACTTCCATGTTTAGTTGAAGACTTTGTATTTACAACTACAGGAGATAATTTAGGAATTAACTATTCTGCAGCAGAAGTTGTTTATTCAGAACACAATACTTTATATAATGAAATAAATTGGTTTTATCCAAAAGATGGTTCTATTCAAAATGATAGATGTGTCACTTATAACTATGGAGAAAACTGTTGGACAACTTCATCATTAGGGAGAAGTTCTTATATTGATCAAGGCGTATATGATTTACCGTATGCAACAGATTATGATACTACTGCTACACCTAGTTTTGATATTCAAGGAGTAACAAACATTAATGGTGCATCAACTTACTATGCTCATGAAACCGGAACCGATCAAATCAATTCATCAGGTACAACTTCTATTGATGCATTTATACAATCTGGTGATTTTGATATATCTGCTAGACGTGGTTTAACAGGTCAAACAACAGGTATGGCTGATCTTAGAGGTGATGGTGAATTCATTATGTCTATGAAACGATTTATACCAGACTTTAAAGTATTAACTGGTAATTCAAAAGTAACATTATTATTGAATAATTATCCAAGTGACACAGCATCAAGCTCACCATTAGGACCCTTTACAATTACAAGTTCTACTGATAAAGTAGACACGCGTGCTAGAGGAAGACTTCTTGCAATCAAAATTGAAAATGACGCTGTAGGGGAAACTTGGCGTTATGGAACATTAAGAGTAGATATTAAACCAGACGGTAGAAGATAATGGCAATAGACAAAGCTTTATATAAAGACAAACGATTAACTGAATCAGAAAAGAAAAAAATTAAACCAGCTAATCAAGGTGGTGGACCTAACTATCTTGGTAAACAAGAAACGATTACTGTTCCTAAAAAATGGTTATCAGATCCAGATCACGTAGTAGCTGAACTAGCTTACATTACTCCAAAAGAACAAAAAATATTATTGGATGCAAATATTTACGGTTCACTAAAAGGCAAACCAAATAAAGGCCCTGGTGGTATTATGTCATTACAAGGTGATCTTGGTGGATATGATGCAAGTCCTGGAGGACCAAATTCTGGAGGTGGTAATAGAGTAGGTCAAGGAGATAAGAATAAACAAAGAGTTCAAGAT